GCCTTAACTTCGTTCTCCCAATAGTCTACAGCCCCTAAGTTTATCATCTCTCCATCGACCCCTAAAATAGGTTTCTCAGGCTTTCTGAATATTGGCATGCCATGCTTATCAATGAAGCCTTCCATGTTCCACTCCATCGGTACAAACAACGCATAAAGCCCTGACTTAGTCTGGTCGTTATCAGAACGTCTTCTTGGGTTAGAGTCCTCGTATAACTTCTTGAAGTTCTCACCACCTTTATCTAACGCGTTTGACGTTGAACCCATCATACACTTTCCGATAATCTTTCTACCTAATCGAAGACATGTTTTTGTTACACGCCAGTTATTCAAAATATTATTTGGCTGAGACCACTTACCACTTTCATCATGTACAAGTAGTTGCAGCTTCTCACCATCGTAACTGTTGTCCGCTGTGTTCTTCCAGTCAATCGTAGTGTTAAGACCTTCCTCTGGTTCCTCGTCATCGTGCATCGTCTTGAAGTTCTTTGCAGTAATCTTTGACGATGGGATTCTAAACGCAAGCTCAGTTCTTGGATTATCCATACCATCCTGGATAGGTTTGAAGAAGAATGGGTAGTTCCTGAATGTTGGTACCACCTTGTCTGTAAACATAGTTTTCGCATCAGGACCAGTCTTTGACAGGATACCTATACGACCGTTGTGTATATTTGTACCCATGTTTACAATCTCTCCATCAGCCATGTAAGAAAATCCAGAACGACGAATCTTTAGGTACACCATACCAAATGATCTTGGGTCAGCCTTGCAAGCCTCCCAGTAGATGTAAAGGATTCTGTTAGCCTCTCTAAAGTCAGGGAAACCAACGTCAATGCTAGACCACTGTAGGTACATGTAGTGACCCCCTGTAATGTACGTGGATACTCCATTGTTCTTGAACCAAAATCCATTGTCTCTTCTCTCAAACTCCTGGTCAATGTAATCAACCCAAGAGTTCCTGAACTGAAGAGGCATCTTGTTCCACTGGAAGATAGACTTGATTTTAGACAGCGCAGACGGGAAGTCTGCTCTCTCCCAGTACTGATCATCATTCTTAGTAGATCTACTGTATACTTTCTTAGGCTCTTCTGGCAATGCAACCTTCAGTCCATTGATTTCATAAATCTCACCAATGGTTCCGTCCTTAGATATAACCACAAGGTCGTACTCAGAATTATACCCGTACTGGTATATCTTCTTGGTATTACCTTTAATTCTATCCTTATCGGGTATAACTTCGATAACAGAATAAAGTGGTTTACCCGTGTCTTTTGGCTCTTCGCTCAGCAAAGCCTCCTTTACCTGTTTCATCAGTGTCTGTTTTATTAAGTAGCTCCTGCTCTGCTTCAATACGTTCGAGAATCTCAAACGCATCAAAGATGGCAAGCTTCTTAGTGGCTGCCGCGTTCTTCAATTTATCTGCTGACAAGTCAGTCTCATCACCAGTTAAAATCTTTTCCTCGGCAACCTCGATAAGATGCTCAACGGCCTTTCTACCAGCCTTGATTATCCTTCTCTTTGCTTCATTTATCTCCATTTAATTCTAAGCAAATGTTTTTAGAATACATCCGATACATAGTAACGTCATCTATCTGGAACTCATACTCACTCTCAGGAAGGAAGCCAACTTTGTCCCCTTTCTTTAAGCCCTTGTCAATAAGTTCTTTGTTTGGATATGCTAACGTGCCACGTAAGTACTCTTCGGAGCCAAGCTTCTTCAAGATGAAGTTGTCCTGTCTCTTCTCTGGTATTACAAAGCAATACCTAGAGTGTGCCTGCCAATCTCCATCTCTTTTATACAAGTAAAACTGATCGTCGTCAATTAGGAAGATTCCTTCCCCTAGAAATGCACGACCACTTCTCTCGTTACCTTTTATGTCGTTGTAGTACTTGAACACGTTGTGGTGCACAATGACGATGTCTCCAGGCATAACCTCTCCTTCATACCCAATAGGGGTAGCAAGTACCTTAGCGTGCCTGTTAGATGCCTTGTGATCCTCCTTAGAAGAGCTTGTGATAAAGTCTATTCCACCGATGCTCTTCACGTTATCATACCTAGATCCACCAACTGGCTCTACGATAAAGTGAAATGGTGATCTCATTCAAAATCAAGATTAAACTCGAAGGTTATAGCCATGTTCTGGTTAAAGGTCTTCCAGAGATAAATTTCTCCAGAACCATCTTCTCCGTGAATCACATAGATTGATACGCGTCCGTCCTTCTCTCTAATATCATGTATCCTGTACATTTCATTAAAGACGGGCTGACCAACAACGTAGTGCATTGCACTGCTCTTGTAGTCTGGTCCAATAGATACCTTACGAATTAGCATTAGTAACCTCCCCAGTCTTGAGGTCGATGACTGCATCGCTTCCAAACTGAGTCTTGATAGCGTCTTCTTCCTCTGTGATTTTACCAGCGATTGACGCTAGATCAATAAATAGACCCTGCTTCTCAATCTCGATTTCTGCGATTCTAAGTTTAGCGGTAGCGTAAGCTCTACGCAAGTTGTGAATCTTGTCTAGTTGTTGTTTTTCGATTTGTGCCATTTGATTTAAATATATTTTTTAGAAAATTCTTTTACTAACTCCGATTTGATGCATCTTTTGCAGCGGCTGATATTGATACTCGAACAAATACTTGTTATCTAAGTAAGCCACTTTACCGCTAGGCTGAAGCAAAGAGTTAATTCCTGCGCCAATATACAAACCTTTTGGCTTTTGTACAATAGTCTTGGTCTCCGTGTTCGTAATTGTGTTCGTAACTACTGGTACACTGTACTCAGTCTTAGCGGTCATTTTAAGTACCTCTCCAAGCACTTCTCCGCTAACCTGTGTACTTCCATACTCAAAAGGGAAAGTAGTCTCAAATGCATTAATAGTAGGCGTATAATCAACCAAGATTGTATCCCTTAAAAACTCTGTTTTAATCTTAGTTTTTGGCACATAAATAGTGTCGATACTTTCATTATACACGGTGTCAGTTCTTACCTCTGTCACAACTTCATAAGTACTTTCATACTCATTAGAAGGATAAAGCAAAACTGCCACAATGCATCCTAAAGCAAAAAATACCAATCCTTTTAGAACTTCATCTTTCATATCAAGCTTGCTCTAAGAGTGAATAGTACAATTTAAATTTAGCAATTCTGTCAGCAAGTCCATGTGTACCGCCATTTACTCTTTTAGTAACCGCGGTTACTGTAGCATCGTCAGCACCTTTTGAGCAAATGTCCCAAAGTTTATTCTTGTCGAAGAACCAGATTGCGGAGTCCATAGGATACTTTGTTGAAACTAGATCAGGGTTGGCAATACAGTCTTCTTTGATAAAATCAGAAAATGCCTTGTAGTTAGCCTTGCCAGTCAACTGGATATACCCTCTACCTCGGAATTTAAATCCTTCCTTAGACGCCTCATCTCCATTACCCATTCTACTTGCGTACACTCTAGACCCAATAGCCTCGCTATTTCTTGCGTACTTCATTGCAATGATGTTATCAGCAAAGTACTTAGGGAAAACTTTTCTAAGACCTTCGGCAGAGTAGTTCAAGTTCTCAGTAACATATTGGAAGTTGCCAGACTCGTGTGCAATCTGTGCAAGAAAGTGAGCAAGATGTAGAGGATTCTTAATGTCGTACTTGCTTACTACTTGAAGCATGAAAGACGATGCCGCTTTCGGCAATTTTGTTGCTAGATTTGCTGTATTCATTATTGAGTATCGTTTGGCTTTTTAAATATTTTTTCAGCAGCAGTAATACCCAAAGCAGCAGCAGACAGTGCGGCAACAGAGTATACCAGAGCCTCAGACGGCTCGTTTACAGAATCATGATTTGCATACAAAGTATAGCACAACGCTATTGCAGCAAATACGCCAACAAATCTTTTGCTGGACGCTTCTCCGTTTTCAGATAGAAAACCTTTTAACCATTCTAATAGTTTTTTCATCTTAGTTTATTTTAAAATCCTTGTTAATGCCTATTGAGTAAGCTCCAAATGTATCCCCGAAAGCGCTTTGTGCGCCATAACTCAAAACAAATGAATATCCTTTGTCTAATGGAACTGTATAATTAAAGTCGTACTCCATCGTAATATCTTTATGGTAATAGAAGTACCCGATAGCTGCGCTTACACTAAACCTTTCATAAATAGGAAACGTAGCCATAACTTCCTGATAGAAGTCCTTGCTATCGTAAGTCCACCAACCGCTGTTAATACCAATCGCTGTATCTCCGAAGTACTTTCCAACTTCGATTGTAGCGCCAAGTAGATTTTTAGTGTCCTGCAACTTAGTGTCAAAGGCCACGTTAGGAGCCACCATCACGTAGTACTGAGCATTACACTCTAGGCTAAAGAAAACAAATAGAACAAGTATCAGTCTCATGCGGTTGGGGTTCTTGGTCTTGGTTTTCTAGGCGCTGGTTTTCTCACAGGTGCTTTTCTGACAGGCTTCTTAACTACCTTCTTTCTACTCTTAAATATGTCATAAACTATAGACCCAAGCAAAGCGATAGCAACAGCAATGGCCCCTATCATGAAATTAGAAAACTTATCGAGCAATGAAATCATTTCTTTCGTATCTCTTGC